GGAAAAACCAAATGATAGATCAGGACTGTTACATTATGACTCTTATGAACATATTCACTCACACCCTCAGTTTACGCCGCAAGCGGCGGGGAATTCAACCCTAAGAGATTAAAACCGAAATCCACTTTCACCCCATGCCGTCATCCCACTGCCCCACTCCCTCTGAATCCACGGTTATATAGCGTCCTTTTTAACCCATTTCCATACCCAACCGCCATTCAAGGGTTTTCTCAAGACCCTTGCCAAGGGAGGTTTTCGGTTCCCACCCCAATATGGCTTTTGCCTTTTCCACCCGAAGGCAGCTCCTGGTTAAGTCCCCTGGCCGGGCCAGCTCTCGCTTGGGTATGGCCAATTCATTCGGAACATCTCTGCCAAATTTCTTGAAGGTCCCAAATATGAGTTTATATAGCTCAAGGGTTCTGGTCTCAACGCCTGTCCCGATATTAAAATAATCTCCATCCCCTGCCTCTAAGGCCCTTAGATTGGCCTCCACCACATCGCCCACATAGCAATAATCCCGGACCATACCCTCAGGGTCGTCTTGGAAGTGGTAAAGGACCGATGGCTGTTCATTTATTAAATTGTCCATAAAAATGGCCACCACACCGGCCTCTCCATGCCTAATCTGCCTCGGCCCGTAAATATTCGAATACCGCAGTGTGGTATATTCGATCCCATACTGGTGTTTGTAGTATGCCAGGTATTTTTCGGAGCAAAACTTACTTACCGCATAAGGCGATAAGGGCTGGGGCGGGTAATGTTCTGAGGTGGGATATTCCGTGGCCTCCCCATAAATGGCGCCTCCCGAGGATATGAATATCACCTTTCGAACCCTATGGCCCACAGAGCATTCAAGCAGGTTAAGGAATCCTTTGATGTTCACATCTGCATCAAACAGGGGATCGGTCACGGACTCAGGGACGCTGATCTGGGCAGCGTGATGGTTCAGAATGTCTGGTTTTTCCTTTTCAAAGATACGCTGCATTTCAGAGGAGCGAATATCCACCTCATAAAATGTGGCTTCCGGGGGTACGTTTTCTCTGGTGCCACTGGACAGATTGTCAACAACTACGACTTGATGTCCTTCCTTAATATATCCATCTACCACATTTGACCCAATAAACCCCGCTCCACCTGTAACCATAATTTTCATAACTTCCCTCCCCAGTTTTTGATACGAACCTAACAGGATTCCATCCTGCGGTCAACAAACAGTCTTTTCCTTAAGCAAGCAAGACATGTATTATCTTAAGAAAATATTCCCTTTTCAGGTGGGCTACCTACAAGGGAAAAATAAATTGAAATGAACCAAATGGTTGGATATAGTGACAGGCTTAACTTTGACGGAGAGCTGCATTACATGGCCAAAAAGTTCGACAACATCTTGGACCTGATTGGGAATACCCCTCTTGTCCCGATTCAAAAGCTGGCTACCAATAGTCAAGTGCAAATCCTGGCCAAATTGGAGTGCTTCAACCCGGGCGGATCGGTAAAAGACAGGCCTGCCCTTTATATGATCGAAGAAGCTGAAAAAAGAGGCGAGCTTACTAAAGATAAAATCATCCTTGAGGCCACAAGCGGAAACACTGGTATCGGTCTTGCCCTGGTGGCTGCAGTCAAAGGCTACCGGATCCTACTGGTCATGTCCGAGTCCGTAAGCCAAGAAAGGGTCAAGATCCTCAAGGCCATGGGCGCTGAAATTCGCTTCACCCCTGCACGGCTTAGCACTGACGGGGCCATTGAATATGTTTACAAACTGGTACGTGAAGAGCCTCATAGGTATTGGCTGGCAGATCAATTCAACAATGAGGCCAATTGGAAGGCCCATTACCACGGGACGGCCATGGAGATATGGAAGCAAACTCAGGGGCAGTTGGATGTGGCCATGGCGACCATGGGAACCACTGGTACGCTTATGGGGATTGCTCGTCGTCTTAAGGAACTCAACCCACGTATACAGGTGGTAGGGGTGGAACCCTACTTGGGCCATAAGATTCAAGGCCTCAAAAACATGAAAGAGTCTTATCAACCCGGGATTTTTCAGCGAGAGCTTCTGGACCGAATAATTCATATTGATGATGAAGAGGCCTTTCATACGGCCAGGGAACTGGCAAAAAAAGAGGGGGTGTTCGTTGGTATGAGTTCCGGAGCAGCCATGGCAGCAGCGTTGCGGCTTGCTGCTGAAATGGACAAGGGCCGCATTGTGGTGGTCTTGCCTGACGGAGGCGAGCGATATCTGAGTACCCCCCTGTTCACTGTAAAAAAGACCTCCGGCATACGTTTTTACAACACGCTCACTCGCAAGAAAGAAGAATTTATACCCCTGGAGGAAAACCAGGTGACTATCTATTCCTGCGGCCCAACCCTCTGCCAATTAATCAACCTGGGGCAGTGCAGGAGGTTTGTGTTTGCAGATCTATTGAGACGCTACCTGGAGTTCAAGGGATTCAAGGTCATTTATATTATGAATGTCACAGACCTGGACGACCGCACAATTGAGGGAGCAGAAAAGGCCGATATGTCGCTAAAGGAGTATACAGAGGGTTATTATAAGGCCTTCATGGAAGACCTGGATAAACTCAACATCAAAAAGGCGACCCACTATCCAAAGGCCTCTGATCATGTTGACGAGATGATCTCCCTGACTAAAAAGCTTGTGGAAAAGGGCCTTGCTTACGAAAAGTTCCGCTCCATCTATTTTGACATATCTCGTGCAAAGGGATATGGAAACCTTTCAAAGATCGATCTTGACAAGATTCAACTGGGTAAAACCGTAGATTTAGATCAATATGAGAAGGACAATCCTAGGGACTTCACATTACTAAAAAGGTCTACCTTAAATGAGTTGAAAAAAGGGATCTTTTATCAGACCCCTTGGGGCAACGTAAGACCCAGCTGGCATCTAGAGTGTTCTGCCATTGCACGGAAATTTGCTGGTGAGACCTATGATATACATACCAGTGGCGTGGAGCTTATATTTCCTCACCATGAAAATGCCATAGCCATCAACAAGGCCTTAAGTGGCAGCCCACCAGCCCAATTTTGGCTGCATAATGAATTGGTGACGGTGAACAACAATAAAGGGGCCGACTCGCAAGCCCCTGACTTACTCCTTTTGAGAGATATTCTAAAAGAGGGCTACACAGGCAGAGAAGTGCGTTATTTCCTCATGAGTCGTCACTATCGCAAGCCCCTCATATTTTCTTGGGCAAAACTGGATTCAGTCAAAAACACCTTGGCCCATTTAGACAGCTTTGTCCAAAAATTGCATTTCTGTGCCGAAGCCCCCCCGAATCAGGAAATTGACCAGCTTATCTATGATCTGCGCCATGGGTTCACAGAGGCCATGGACGACGATATGAATATAGCCGCAGGTCTTGCCTCTCTCTTCCATTTTATGAGACAGATTAATCGTATAATGGACCGCCACGGCCTCTCCCAAGATGATAAAACAAAAACGCTCAAAGCACTTGAGCGAATCAATACCGTCCTGGGTGTGATGCATCTGGAACCACACCAAATAAGCGAGGAAATCATGGCCTTGATCAAAGAAAGAGAGACCGCCCGAAAGAAAAAGGATTGGGATACTGCTGATACTATACGTAATCAGCTTCGGGATATGGGCATTGAGCTTGTGGATACCCCTGAGGGTACCATCTGGCGCAAATTGGACGAAACCTGACTGCCCTAAGTACTTTCGGAGTCTCTGGGTCTTGTGCGACCCTTTTACTACCTTAATTTATCCAAAGGGGGGAGGAGGTCGGTCATCGGCCCATTATTTACCTTGCAAACCATTGGGGGTTCATGTGGGAGGCTGAGGTGGAAAAAGACAAACCTTTAAAATGGCAGGAAGAGCGCGAAAGAAGTCGTGAACAGGCCCTGGCAAAGCACCATGAGCTGCACAAGCTTTACAAGGAAAATCCATTTGTCTTTGAAATGAAAAGGAAAAAGGCCATTGAAGACCTGATAAACAGCGCCCAAGACCCGGAGCTGAGAAAAAGGCTTTGGGACATGCAACGGCGGTGGGATCAGAGAATGCGTAGCGCTGGATCCGCGCATAACCGCTTTATCCTGGCCCAGACCCTTTTTTGGGATCACTTGGTAAACGAGTGGGTACCAACCCTCCAAGAGATCCGCAATCAATTGCAAGGTCTGCATGGCATTGTATCCACCAAGACCAATAGTTCTGGCTAGTCCTTATTCTGATTTTTTTCTGAAGTGTGCACAGGGGTGTGACAGTAGTGGCCATTGGCCCCGATTGCCGTCCCAGGACGTTGCCAGGCATTTGCCCAAGGCCTGAGGGCTATTGTGTCCCTTGGAATTGTAAAAAAAGGAAAAATGCATGCAGTCTGCACACCGAATAGATCGCCCTTGGTCTTCCCCAGGGCCTTTATCCTCCTTAGTTCCCATTGTCTCCCTTGCCATTGCGGGTTTTTGGTGAAAAGCCTGGTGACAACAAACCCCAAATCAGGCGCATGGTTTCATAATGGGGTGGATAAAACGCTCCTCTGAAGGCCACCACTGCAGCGCATCCACATCTGGTACAATCAGCGTTATCACCATAGGTACAGGCCTTGGGCTCCCCATTGGCCTTATAACACCTGAGGCCCTTGGAAACAGGGCACCTTTCATAGCTGTTCCATGCATGAAACCCGGCGGTTGGCAAAAGCTGCCTTCCCATGGCCTCCGTAAACCCTATTTGCTCCCCGTATTTCTCCCGCAGTGCCAGGAGCCTCTTAATCACTCCCTCCCTCTTGGAAACCGGGATCAAAAGCTCGTCGTCGATCTTTGTATGCATAGGGGTATAAAAAGAAAAGCCTATCCCTTTTACGGGAAGGCCCAGCATTTCCTGTGAAAACTCTTCCAAATAAGGCTCATTCCACTGTGTGATAGTAATATGAACTATGGGTGACCGCGTTGCCTTTTGGAGGTTCTTTACAGCAAGATCAAAGACCCCAGAGCCTCGAATAGCATCATTTATTTGACGAGGGCCGTCAAGAGAAAGTATCCATTGACCACCTCGGATTTCAGGGAATCCAAGGGTCCCATTGGTAAAAATTAATGTGAAATCAAATACCTCACTAGCTGCCTTGCAGATACTGGGGCGCAGGGCCGGCTCCCCTCCGTACAATATAGCCGCACGTAGTCCTTGCCCCCTCAAGGCCCGGAAAAAACGTACCATTTGCACATCATCCAATTCATTGGGGTGATCCTGCTCCCACCAATAACAATGCTTGCAGCGTAGGTTGCACCGATGGGTAATATCTATTGCCGCTGCCGCCACCTTTTTCATCAGCAATTGCCCGATGACCGGCACAGCTCTCCCCAGTTCGCGTATCATAGAGATCCAATGACTCATTACCACCTATTATCTACTAAAGGCAACTTCCACCATAACCCTTTGTTTCTTGCCGCCTTTTGCTGATCATCACCGAAAAACAGCTCATTTATAAAAATACACCATCTTGACAAATAAGGGGAACGGAGTGTTCCCGAAGCGGCGTATTTTGGCCTTAGAGCAGGATAGCGGAAAGGGCAAAGCTGCTTGCTGCAGGCAAGAATCCGCAGTGCTTGTCCGCCTTAGGCGGGAAATTAATGGAGGGAATATTCCGTTCCCCCTGTTCTTGGGTCCACAAAAACAACCCCGTTTTCACAGCAAACCTGAACCGCCTGGAATCAATGCTCTGATAACGGCCATAACGGCCAGAAGGAAATTTCGATTTTGGATCGAGATTATTCAAAAAAATGGCGGAGAGAGAGGGATTCGAACCCTCGGTGGATCTTTCGACCCACACTCGCTTAGCAGGCGAAGTAATACGGCTCTATCTTTTGTTAATCATGTTCATTTTAGCTAAATCATGCGTTAATGTGAGCCGAAAAGGGTTCAAATGTAGTTCTTTTACCCTCAAATCCCCCACTACTCCCCTACTTAGTTTTTTATTATCTATACAAGGTCCAAAATGTAAAGTCAATCCCTTTGGGTTCTTCCTGAAGGCCTTGAACACAGTTTCCACCAGCACGATGGTCGGCCGTTTTTAGGATTTTATTTGGAATGGAAAAATGGAAAACGGTGCTGATAGAGAAAAAATAGAGAGGATTCGGCAGGCGGTTGAGGCCAGGGCCAAAGAAAGGGCCGCCAAGCTGGAGCAAGAGGCCAAGGTGGACAAAGACAAGGGCTTAGGTGGCGGCAGTAGTAAGGGGCCTGGTGGATTTGGTACGGACAAGGTGGACTCTAACCTGATCGAGGAATGCCTCAATGCCAATGAGCTGGGCGACGGGATTCTCTACAGCGTCCTCAATGAAGGCAAGTACGTATACAACAAATCCAGCCGTGAGTGGCTCAGATGGACTGGACACCACTGGGAGCTGGACGTGATGGAAAGCTCCTTGGCGGCTGTTGAAGATGTGTGCCGTGCGTACCTGCGCGAGGCGGTGAATATTGTACAAAAGATAGCCAAGGCGAGCGAAGGGGGTGACCAAGACGCCAAGCAGCAAATCGCTCAATTAGAGAAGACCCAAAAGTGGATCTATAAAAGGGTGTATTCGTTGCGGGCTGACACCAGGCGCAATAGTTGCCTCAAATTTGCCCATAGTAACCCGGTCAAATCCCTGAGTATTAAAGGCGATGAGCTGGATCAAAACCCCTGGTTACTGGCCTGTAAGAATGGAGTCATTGATTTGCGAACAGGGGAGTTAAGGCCGGGGAGGCCGGAAGATTATCTGCTCAAGGCGGCACCAACGGAATGGAAAGGAATCAACGGGCCAGCGCCGACCTGGGAGCAGGCCTTGTTCGAGATATTCGATGGTGACGAGAGCATTATCAAGTATCTGCAGCGGCTATTTGGCTATGCCATCACCGGACTCACGCGGGAGCACGTATTCCCTATACTCTACGGCAAGGGCCGTAATGGCAAGGGCACGATTGTGGAGGCAATCTGCCATGTACTGGGACCGTTGGCTGGGTCTATACAATCCGAAATGCTTCTGGACCAGGGGCGTGTGAGAAGCTCAGCAGGCCCCTCTCCTGATGTGATGGCACTACGGGGGTTGAGGTTGGCATTTGCGAGCGAGACAGACGAGGGACGGCGGTTTTCCACTGCTCGGGTTAAATGGCTGGTGGGCGGAGACACACTGGTGGGCCGGCTACCCCATGACAAACATGAAATTCGATTTAGACCGACCCACACGCTGTTCTTGTTAACAAACAATTTGCCCAGAGTGAACCCGAATGATTTCGCCTTTTGGCAGCGCGTGCATTGCATTCCTTTCGAGATGGCATTCGTGGACCGGACACCTCAGAAGAACAATGAGCGGCGGGCCGATAAGACGCTACCAGAAAAGCTCCAGCGCGAGGCTTCTGGCATCCTGGCCTGGCTCGTGCGCGGCTGTATTAAGTGGCAAGAACGGGGGCTGGATCCTCCGGAGGTAATACGCGAGAAGACAGAAGAGTATCGCAGCGATGAAGATGACCTCGGCAAGTTTATTGAGGAATGCTGTTATATCGATCCCACGGCCCGGGTGCAGGCATCTGAGCTATATGATGCGTTCAAAGACTGGTGGGAAGGGCACGTTAGCAAGAAAAGCATCCCCTCCCAAAGAAAATTTGGAAAATTGATGAAAGATAGGTTTGAAAAGGTTAAATCTGGTACTTTTTATTATGTCGGGCTGCGGTTGCTATCGGGTCTGTAGGGATGAAAGGGACCATAGAACGAAAAGTGCACATAATTAATTTTCCAGGGCAAGCACTAACTCCTAGTAGTTTATTACATACATTTAAGGTCCAATCATCCCTAATAAGAAAAAACTTATTGAAAATAATAAAGAAATTAATAGGGACCTTAGGTGGACCATGGGGTTTTAAGGTCCATAAGGTCCCAAAACAGGGATAAAGGCCATAGGATCATGCTGACTGTCCTGGATGTGTTTCGGCAGAATGGATGGGCACATAATGTTCGCACCAGGACGCAGAAACGTGGGCTGGAATATCAGGGCCCATGTCCCTGGTGCGGCGATGGCGGCAAAGGTCGCAGCTCCGACCGGTTCCACGTATTGCCCGAATGGGGCGATAAGGGAGGCTCATACTGGTGCAGGCAGTGTGGCAAATCTGGCGATGTGATACAAGCGCTTCGCGATCTCGAAGGCCGCAGCTTCAAGGAAGCATGTGAACTGGCTCAGATCGACCCACCCCGCCAGGTTCCCATGAAAACACCTGCGCCTAAGCAACAGGCCTCGGAGGATATCCCCTGGCACCCGGAGCCAGCGCCAGAGCCTCCCGAGCAATGGCAGCACAAAGCACAAAAGATGATCCAGTGGGCATTTGAGAACCTCATGCGAAACGATCCGGTCAAGGGCTGGCTAGCAGAGCGTGGCATCAGCGAAGTGGGCATCAAGCTGTTTCGCCTTGGCTGGTGTCCCGCGGATATCTTCAGGCCCCGGGAGAACTGGGGCCTGCCCACCGAGAAAAAGTCTGACGGCCAAAAAAAGCGCTTGTGGATCCCACAGGGGCTCGTGATCCCTTATCGGATGAAGGGCCAGTATGTGCGGATCCGCGTACGCCGGCCCAGGGGTGAGCCCCGGTATTATGTGGTGCCCGGATCCAGTTCCGCCACCTTTGTCCGGGGCTTGAAGCAGAGGGCCTTCGTAGTCGTGGAATCCGAGCTGGATGCAATGCTCCTTGAGCAGCAGGCCATTGATATGGCCGGGGCCGTAGCCCTGGGCTCAGCCAATGCAAAACCGGACAAGGGGCTTTATGAGGTGCTCAAGTCATGTGCGAGGATCCTGGTGAGTCTGGACTACGATAGCGCTGGCACTAAGTATACAGAATGGTGGCTCAAGGAGTTTCCTCAGGCCAAGGATTGGCCCCCGCCTACAGGTAAAGACCTGGGCGAGGCGTACAAGGCGGGCGTGGACATCCGGGCATGGGTGGCTGCGGGATTGCCCGAAGCATGGACTATAGCGGTCTGAGGGAGCTTGTTTTAGAAGTCTTTAAAAAGGGGAAAGGAGCGACATTTCATGGAGTTATGCCCGCCCGTAATAGCATGCGATCGAAAGGCGGCGAGGGCCAGACGGGAATCTTGCCACAGTACCGTGAAACAGAGGCTTAGGCCTCTGCGCTTGGCCGATTCGGATCCGCCACCTCCCTCTCGCCGGGTAAGAGGTGGCCATGCAAGTCCAACCCCATAGAGGGCTCTGGCGTGAGGGCGGGCTAACCACAATATCTTGTATTGCGGAGGCCTCCGGGAAGCACAAGATATGGGAAAGCGGCAACAAAGGGAAGAAAAATGAAAGTATTGATCACAGGAAGTAGGTACTGGAGCAACTGGAAGCTTATGAATAGCAGATTGAGCAGGTTGCCACATGATACTTTGATAATTCATGGTGGCTGCCGGGGTGCAGACAGAATGGCCGACCAAATAGCAAGAAAAATAGGCTTACCTACGCCTAGGGTGTATCCAGCGAACTGGGACACGTATGGCAAGGGGGCAGGACCAATAAGGAATCAGCAAATGCTTGATGAAAACCCCGACATTGATTTGGTGATAGCCTTTCATGAAGACATAGCCAAGTCAAAAGGGACAAGAGACATGATTAGAAAGGCGAAGAAGAAAGGGCTTCGCATTGAGATTGTTAACGGAGATAGAAGGCCATACATAAAAAGACGATAAAGGGATGGCACAGGAACTCAAACATAGAGTTTTAATCTGGAAGGGTATTTATGGTTTCAAACTATATCTACCTTCACTGGGAAAATTGCGCCAGCTAGATCACTCGGACGAATTGAAGACCGAGACACAATGGGTGTTTGATTTTAAGAAAAAAGGCAAGCACGCAGCAGAGGTAAAAGCGCTGTGTGAATCTTTGGCTGCTGAATTAAGTTGCGATAAGATAGTGGCTATTCCACCCAGCAAGCCATCAGACCAGCCGAATCAGCTACAAAGACTATTTGGGGCAAATATCTCAAGGATAAGAAACGTCGAAACTCGCAAATACAACCACAACAAGCCCCTACCGGATGATTATGGCGGCAGTTACATAATCACTGGCATAACAAAAGGAGAAAAAATCCTATTGGTCGATGACATATGCACAACTGGACGGACCATCGTGCACTTTAAAGAGAGACTTGAATCTTTTGGTTTTGAGGTGAAGCCTGCATGTCTGGCGTTTTACTACAGGCTCGAACCAAATGAAGCCGAGGACATAACACTAAAGGTCAATCACAAAGATTCTGAGCCTTCCATTGCCGGGAAGGATACATTTAAAAACACCCTTGAAGTCTACGAATACCTCAAGAATGAGTGGAAGGTATCGAAGAGCACGATATACAATCACGTTAAGAAAGAAGGCAAGCTTCGCCCTGAAAAGGATGGCACTTTCTCTCTAAAGGCAGTGCAGAAATATGCTCGCACATGGCTTAGGCCTAAGGAGTTAACTCTCAAGCTGGATGACGAAGAGTTGCGACGCACCCGCGAGAAGCTTGAGCTAGCCTTTAGAGAAGAGCAGGTCAAAATTGCTAAACTCAAAAGGCAACGTGAAGAAGGGCTTCTTATCCCCAGGGCAGATTTTGAGCTGGAGCTGGCCGCCCGTGCTGGCGTGCTCATGGCAGGTTTTGAGGCCATGATCCACGAAAAGGCAGGAGAAATAATAGAACTGGTGGGAGGAGATACATCAAAGCTTCCGAACCTTATCAGGTTTTTACACGACGCTTATGGCGAGCTGATGAACGAGTATGCCTCCACCAGGGAATTTCACGTGATGTTTACTGATGGGTAAGAATGACGCTTATAGTGGATTTTGGTCGGTCACATGGTTGAATCCGTACACAAAGCCGCCTGAGGGTATGCCTATAAGGCTAGCGGGGCCAGTAGAGATAAAAAATTGGGCTGCTAATAAAGAAAAAAAGCCCCCAAAAGAGTTAGAGATTATAGCTGCAGCTAATCCTGGTTATGTAGTCACATGGGAACCGGAATATATTGCTAAAAAAAAGTGGTCACGTAAAGCAAAAGCAAAAAATCGGTTGAGAAGGCTTAGATTAAGAGCTGAAAAGAAATGTCCCTTATTTGCAGATGAATATATTCGAAAAGAAATCGCTAAGAAACCATTATATTTTGAGGCCCGCGATCCTAGATTTGATATTCAAGAGAGAAGCTAAATAATGCTCAACATAGCCACTAAAATAGAACCCATTCACATTCCAATATTCCGGCCATGGGTGCCCGAACCTGCAAGGCAGGCCGCTGGAGCATCCAGGGTGTTGCGTTTTACCGGGCCCGAGCGCAGGCGGTTCCGCCGGCGGCGCAAGATTCCAGTCTTCCGCTGGGCAGAGGCACACCGCGTGGTCACCCGCGGGCCCCTTGAGGGCACCCGCTGGCGCAATTCCACCACGCCCTATCTTGCCGGCATCATGGACGCCTCGTTCTTCCCATCGGTCCAGACCATCATCGTGGTCTCCGCCCCACAGGTGGGCAAAAGCGCATGCGTGGACACCTGCGTGGGCTATATCATAGACCGAGACCCTGGGCCCGTACTCTATGTGTACCCCGACCGCGACACAGCAGAAGAAAACGCCAAAGACCGCATCATTCCCATGATCAATACCTCGCCCCGGCTCCGCTCCTATCTTACAGGCTCGGCTGATGACGAAGCGGCCAAACGCATCAATCTCCAGCACATGCAGATCTATATGGCATGGGCGCATTCGGCCATAAAGCTGGGCAACAAGTCCATCCGCTACGTGATCTTTGACGAGGTAGATAAGTACCCTGAGACCGCAGGCAAGCGCGAGGCTGATCCTATATCCCTTGGTGAGGCCCGCACCACCACTTATAAATATTCCGGCCGCAAGATCTGGAAGGTCAGCACGCCTACCATTGAGGATGGCCCCATCTGGAAGGCCTTCACCCAGGAAGCCCAGGTGATATTCGACTACCACGTGCGCTGCCCGGAGTGCGGCAAGCGCCAGGTGATGGAATTTGAGCAGATCAAATGGCCTGAAGATGAGCGGGATCCCCGCAAGATCGAACTGCTAGGCCTTGCCTGGTATGAGTGCAAACATTGTCAGGCCCGTTGGGATGACTATATGCGTGATATGGCGGTAGCAAAGGGTGAATGGCGCACCCGCCCCCACGAAACGAGCGGGCAAGCCCGTGAGGGTAATCGCGGCCTTTGGCCTTATCTGGAGGCCGAGCGGCCCTTGAAGATCGCCTTTCATATTCCATCGTGGCTTTCTCATTTTGTCGGTCTTGCAGAGGTGGCGGCCGCCTTTTTGCGCTCTCTCACTGATAAGACCAAGCTCAAGGACTTTCGCAACAAACACCAAGCCTTGCCATGGCTCGACTATACCCAGGAGCGAGAAGAGGACAAAATCCTGGCCCTTCGCGATGATCGGCCCCGGGGGCTGGTGCCTTCCGGCGGCATAATAAGCTGCCTCACCGCCGGAGTGGATACCCAGGACAATGGTTTTTGGTATGAGATCCGGGCATGGGGCTATGGCCTGGCGCTTGAGAGCTGGCAGATCCGCGAGGGCTTTGTGGACACTTTTGAGGCCCTGGCCCAGGTTCTTTTTGAGGACGCATATTTCGATATTGATGGCAATGAATACCGTGTCCGTTTTGTGGTGCATGATGCCATGGGCCACCGCACGGCCGAGGTGTATGACTTTGCACGGCTCCACCGCGGAAGGCTTCTGCCCTTCAAGGGCGAGCAGCGCATGCGCCAGCCCTGGGCTCTCAGCAAGCTGGATGTGTACCCTGGCACCAGCAAGCCCATTCCCGGAGGCCTGCGCCTACTTCGGGCAGATGTCAATTTCTACAAAAACATCCTGGCCCACAAGCTGGAGATTGCCCCGGCAGACCCCGGGGCCTGGCACCTCCACAGCGAGACCACCGAGGAATGGGCACGCCAGATGTGTGCTGAGTATATCAATGACAAAGGCCTATGGGAGAACCCCCAGGGCCGTGCAAACCACGCCTGGGATTGCTCGGTTTACAACCTGGTGGCGGCCGACTACTTGGGCGTGAAATACTGGAAGAAACCAGGCCAAAAGGAGCAAAAGGCCGAAAGGCAAAAGACTTCTCTCCCCACCGCCCGCAGGCCCAGGCAAAGGTCACGCAAGGGGTGGGTGGAAAGGCCGGGGAAGTGGATTTGAGGCATTAGGTGCAAGGCGCAAGGCGCAAGGTATAAGGAGAAAGGAGGGGAGGAATCATGAAGACAGCCTTGAAAATAGTCTGTAAAGACGGGGATCCGTTTAAGGCAGAAGTTTACCTGGATCACAGAAGGTTAGACCACATTTTGAACGATGTGGAAATCAGAATAGGAGTCGGATCAATGCCCAGGGCCATATTGACAAGCGTGATCCACGATGTGGAAGTGGATTTTGAGGAGTGCCAGATCAAATTCAACGGTCACTTCGTAGACCAACAACTGGCCTACCAGGCCTATCAGGACTTGAAGAAATTTTTTGAGCAGGAAATACCGCCAGGCTTTTTGGGTTTAAAGAAGGAGGAATAACATGCAAGAAAAAAGAAAATTAGGAAGGTTTCTTGTGGATCGAATTCTTATTGAGAATCGGACGGATGAGGTAGCGGCAGTATTTGCAGAATTAAAGTTTGTACCAGTTGATATTTTATATCATTTTGATCTGGATAAATATGAATATATAGGCATTTCAGAATTTTTTGAACCTGTCCCCAAAGGCTTCAAAGCTCCACTTTATGATATCCTAGTAATCGGAACTAATAAACGAGGTAAAATCATTCTGGAAATAAAAAAGCTGGCTACTGATACCTGCTTACCAGCAGGCAGGGCTGAGGGCTGATAGCTTAAATGAGCTGGATCGAAAAAACAGACAATTGGCTTGAGGGATTAGGTGAATCCAGGCGAAGGCGGCAATTAAAGCCTAAAAAGGCCCCCGAGCCAGAAGTTGTCTACACTGTAAAGGAAATTGCGAACATATTGAAAGTCAATCGCAACACAGTGTTTAAATGGATTGAAACAGATGTCTTGGGCCCGGAGGATTATTTCCGCCTCCCAGGCGGGTACCTCCGGATCCGCCACAGCGCCCTCATGAAACTTATGAACCAAATCTAACTAAACCTTCCTTAAAACCTGCCTGTTTCGGCCATTTCGTGAAAACACTTCCTAGACATACCACATATTGTAGGCCATAATTTCTCGCAACACTGGATGTAGTCTAATAGGCGCATCCTCAACCTCCTTTCTGTTCCGGCCGGTGCGGCGGCCCTGCCTGCAGCCAGATCGAATGGCCGCACACATTCGAGATGGCAGGCAGGCGCACACTTTACCTGCCTTAGGCAGGGTCGCGCTGGCCGGTTTTTTAGTGGGAGTGCTTATGGCAGATACCGATCTTCCAACCCGGGAACCCGAGAAATTTACAGCCGGGGATTTTGTCTCATGGCTGAAAGAATATGAGGAAGTGACCGACCTGGAGGGCAATGAGCTAAAGGCCTCTGACGGCTGGACCCTCTCCTATGCCTTGGTCAATTCCTCTGGCCAGATCACATTTGATGCTACAGCAGATGGTGATGATTATCTCGTAGAGCTTTCCCCCTCCACCACAGCAAATTACTCCCCTGGTATCTATAAATGGCAGGCATATGTCACTAAGGATGATGAACGTTATACCATAGATTCCGGCACTATAGAAATCTTACCCAACTATGCAACACAAACCAGCGGTTATGATGATCGCTCCGATGCCCAGAAAATCTATGAAGCCTGCGAAGCCCTCCTTCTGAACAAAGCCACCAAAGGCCAAGCGGAAATGCTAGTGGGCGGGGAAGTGCTTTCCTCCTTTCCACTCCCCCGCCTACTGGAACTCCGCGACAAATACAAGGCCATCTGGGAAATGGAAAAGCGACAGGAGCGCATAAACAATGGCCTGGGCCACCCGGGCAACATTTACGTGAGGTTCACTGATGCCTAACTGGAAATTCTGGCAGCGCAAGAAGAAACACAAAGGCTTTCGCGGATTTGATGCCGCTGCCATCAACCGCCTGCTCAATGATTGGGTCACCACCTCCAAATCTATTGACCAAGATCTCAAAAACGGTGTGCTCAAAATACTGCGGGCCCGGTCCCGCGACCTTTGCCAAAATAACGATTATGGCCGCAAGTTTCTAAATCTTCTTGCCACCAATGTAGTTGGTCCAAATGGCATTAGACTTCAGAGTAAAGTTTACCGCCCGCCCAATTCGCGAGGTAAGGTAGTGCTTGATGGTCCTGCCAATGAACAAATCGAGAGAGCCTGGCGTAAGTGGTGCAAAAAAGGCAATTGCACCGTAGACGGCCAGTTAGGTTTTGTAGATGTTCAAAAGTTGATTATCAAGACAGCCGGCCGGGATGGCGAAGCGTTAATAAGAATTGTTCGCAATTTTCCTAATGAATTTGGTTTTGCTATTCAGATATTAGATCCAGCAAGATTAGACGAAGATAAGAATGATAACCGACAAAACATCACTCTTGGAGTTCAGAAAGATGAATGGGGGCGCCCTATAAATTATTATATAGTGTCTCAGGACGCAGTTGATGGTTATTATGAGAGTATAGTCTATGACCACGAAATCCTACCCGCTGAAGAGATCATTCACTTATATATTATAGAACACCCAGGCCAAAGCCGAGGGGTCCCCTGGCCTATTACAGCGCTTAAACGCCTTCATATGTTGGGCAATTATGAAGAAAGCGAGCTAGTGGCATCCCGCATCGCTGCGGCCAAGATGGGTTTTTTCATCAACCCTGATGGCTCCCTTTACCCCGGCGATGACACTGATAGCCTGGGCAATGTAGTCACCGAAGTGAGCCCCGGCAAATTCGAGCAACTCCCTGCAGGCTGGGATTTCAAGGCCTTTGATGTGGACCATCCCACAACGGCGTTTGAGGATTTTATAAAGGCTATACTCAAGGGAGCAGCAGCCGGGCTCAATGTATCTTATGCAAGTCTGGCAAATGACATGGCTGACGCTAATTATAGCTCTACCCGACATGCCACACTTGAAGAACGTGATCACTGGATGTCACTTCAGCGCTGGTTTATTGAAAATTTTATTAATCCCATTTTTGAAGAATGGTTGAGAATGGTCCTATTGAAAAAAGTTCTCAATTTACCTGCTGAGGCCTATGAACGTTGGAATTCACCGATTTGGCAGCCAAGGCGCTGGTCATGGATAGACCCACTTAAGGATGTTAAAGCTTCTGAAACAGCCATAGCTATGGGCATCAACAGCCGCACGCGCATTGCCAGCGAACAAGGCCATGATTTCGATGATATAATCGAAGAGCTGGCAAGAGAAAAGGAAAAAGCCCAGGAATTAGGCCTGGACCTAGAGGCTAAAAAACCCCAAACCCAAGGAGTAAAAAGCAATGGATTCCTTGGAATTACACCTGTCCGCCAGTCAGGCGGAAAGGCCTTACCCTAATGAGCATGCATGAAGGCTGAAGGATCCTGCTCAGTATGAGCGGTTTGCGCGGAAGAATTGCTACAAGAAACACGATGGCAAATGTGTTGATTACATCTTTGGAATCAAGAACGGCAAGAGCGAGGTACAGGCCTTGCGTTATCCAAAAAAGACCTGGACCGCAGAGGCCGCCCGCAAAGACTGCCAGAAGCGTGGAGGAACATTTGAAGCTGCTGCAAAGGAGAAAGGCATGAACAAGGCAACGATTAAAACAGGCGTTATGTTCCGCTCTCAGCCTATCACCAGGGCGGACATCAATGAAGAGGAAAGGACGGTAAAGATCAGCTTCTCGTCAGAGGAGCCGGTAGAACGGTGGTTCGGGGTGGAGATCCTGGACCACAGCCGCAAATCAGTGCGCCTGGACCGGCTCAACAATGGTGGCGCACTCATACTAGAGCATTTGCCGCGTGACCAGATAGGCGTCGTGGAAAAGGCCTGGATCGGGAGCGACCGAAGGGGCCGGGCGCTCGTCAGATTCGGCAGATCTGGCCTAGCCGAAGAGGTCTTTCAGGACGTGCTTGATGGCATCCGGCGCAACATCTCGGTAGGTTACCGCATCCATCGCATGGTGCTGGAAGAAGAAAAGGACGATGGTGCCATTTACCGGGCCATGGATTGGGAACCGCTTGAAGTGAGCTTGGTTTCCATTCCAGCAGACACCAGCGTGGGTGTGGACCGTGCCGGAGATGGTGAACTGTTCGAGACGGTCATTGAAAACAGAAACGAAGAATTAGAGGAGGTAACTCAAATGCCTAAAGAAGAAAAAAAAGAAGAGAAAAGAGAAGAAAAAATCGAGGCAAAGACCTCAGAGCCTCAAACAAAAGTGAGCGAAATTGAGGAGAAATTAGAGGAAAGGGCCACTAAAGCAGAAAAAGAGCGCTGGGCCAAAATCAAAGCCTATGCTGAATTGGCCAGGGTCCCTGAAGAACAGGCAAAAATGGCTTTTTTGAGGGGTATTAGTGCCGAAGATTTCCGCAAAGAGATCCTGGAAGAAATGAGTAAAAAGGTTAAACCAATCAAACCTGATGATGGAAGACTAGATCTTGCCGCCAAGGAAGTTAAGCAATTCAGTTTTTTTAATCTAATAAAAGCATTGGCCAGTCCTACAGATAGAAAAGCTCAAGAAGAGGCCAAATTTGAATTCGAAGTATGTGAGGCCTTTGAAAAGAAAATAGGTAAAAGTTCCACTGGTAATGGAAGAATCGTCCCTACCGAGGTCATGTTTCGTGATCTTTCCGTAGGTACGGACACCGCCGGCGGGTACTTAGTTAGCACAGATCTCTTGGCTGATAAATTCGTAGAGATGCTAAGAAACAAGCTCGTAGTGTTACGAGCCGGCGCAACTGTATTTTCCGGTTTGGTAGGAGACGTGGCAATACCTAAACAAACCGGAGGCGCAACCGCTTATTGGGTTGCTGAAGATGGCAGCGTCACTGAAAGCGACCAAACTTTTGGCCAAATAGCCATGGCCCCCAAGACAGTGGGGTCCAGAACGCAGATTACAAGAAAATTGCTGCTTCAAAGCTCTCTAAATATTCAAAATTTGGTCAAAAATGACCTCATTAAGACTATTGCCACGGCGGTGGATTACGCTGCGTTGCATGGTTCGGGAACCAGTAACCAGCCTACTGGAATAATAAATACCACCGGCATAGGTGTTGTGGCTATAGGCACGAATGGTGGGGCCCCTACTTGGGCGCACATTATTAATTTGGAGAAGGAAGTAGCCGTTGACAATGCAGATGTTGGCCGTTTGGCCTATATGACCAATGCTAAAGTCAGGGGCAAGCTAAAACAGACCTTCACCAATGCCACTTACGGCGAGATCCCGGTATGGAAAGATGGAAATAAAAGTGGAGTGGGATTAATGAATGGTTATCCTGCCTATGTGACCAACCAGGTGGCCAGTGATCTTACCAAGGGCACGGGCAGTAACCTCAGCGCTATCTTTTTCGGCAACTGGGCTGATTTGATCATAGGATTTTGGTCTGGTGTAGATATTATCGTAAATCCTTACAGCGACGATGCAAGTGGCAAGATCACGATTACTGCGCTCCAAGACTGCGACATTGCAGTGCGGCATGCAGAGAGCTTTGCCGTAATCAAGGATGCCAGCACTTCGTAAGTCTTAACCAATAAAACCTAGGCCCCGGATCCGCTCCGGGGCCTTCAACAAGGGAGGAACAACAAATGATCAGAGATGTCATAAACAACCTCAAGATTGACCAGGTGATTGAGACCGCTGTCCAGACTTCTGATACCGATGGCTCTAGCGTGGACATGCAGGGCTATACTTATTGCACCTTTATAGCGCTAATAGGCGAGAGTGGAGACACCCTTTCTGGTTCTGTGAAGATAGAACTAGAGGTAGAGGAATCTGATGACGATAGCACCTTCACCGATGTAGCTGACAGCGAATTGCAAAACTATGTGGATGGCACCAATGATGGATGTTTTGGTGTAATTGATGGCGCTGCTGATGATCAAAAGGCTTATTTCTGCACTTACAGAGGTAATGCCAGGTATGTGCGGCCAGTGCTCAATTTTACCGGCACCCACAGCAACGGCACGCCCATCGGCGTTGTGGCGATCCGCCATGGGGCTGAAGAGCTGCCTGTGAGCAATTAGGAGGCGCCATGAGGGTTAAGATACTTCGTGACACAGTGGCAAGCGGTAAGGGCCTTGCGGCTGGCAGAACTTATGATCTATCTGAACAGGATGCCAAGATTCTGCTTGCCATGGGTAAGGCGGTGCCGGTAGGTACCAAGGTAAAAAAACCCCAAGAGCGCGATAGCGAGCTAGTCGAAGGTCTCAACACTAGGAGCGCCTCAGCTCTTATAGCGGGCAAGAAAGGCTGAAAGCTGAAATCATGAACAACTATGATTTCTATAAAACATTCATCGATGCCCTGGGCCAGGATCAAGATATCCAGGCCTGGGGCCAGTTGAATTTTGATTCAGCAGTGAGCATATTTGCGGACCTTCAGACCCAGAGCCCACCTGGCGAGGATGATATGCCATATATCCTGATCCACACGCCGGAGATCATGAAGGGCATGGAAGAGAGGATCCAGGATTATGGTCTAAGCATTGACCTGGCCTTGACTAAGAACGCCTTACAGACAAGGGCCGATGATGTGGAGGAGCCCTCGGGGCTGGAACTGATCCTGGATTTTGGTGAGCTGGTAGTGGACTGTATCGAAGATGCCCTGCCAGACAATATGGTCATGAGCTACAGACTCCGGGGTGATACCACAGGCTCATTGCCCGATGTCTATGGGTTTCTGGAGTTCAGGTTCCGCAAATATCTGTCCATTGGAGATAACACTCTAGGTTAAGGGGGGACATTTAAAATGGCCCAACAAAAAGGTTCAAATGTAAAGATTTTGATGGGCTTTGAGAGTACCTTTGGGACTGCGGCAACTGATGGATATTCCCTTTATGTTAACCCGCCGGTATCCCTCAGCCCTAATAGGCCGCCCCAACAACCAGCTACTTTGCGAGGCAACCGTAACCCTGTCACACCGTTCTTCGGCAATCTAGATATTGGCGGCGACATTAATATCCCTATAGACAGCACTATGATGGCCTACTGGCTAAAGTGTATGTTTGGCGATCCAACCACCACTGGCACAGACCCTTACACTCATGAGTATAAAATAGGCGACACCATGCCTAGCTTTACTTTCGAAGAGGGGTTTGAGGATTTAGCCACCAATGAGTACATCCGCTATGTGGGATGCAAGGTTAGCCGATTTTCCATGTCTGTGGGGGGTGATGGCGAGCTTGTGGCAACCCTGGGCGTGCTAGGTGCAGATTATAGCATTGAGACATCAGCTTTCGATGCTACACCCACAGAACCTTCGTTCACACGGCTATATAATAGTCAAGCCACTGTGACTGAGGGAGGCTCTGCGGCAGGCGATCTTACCAGTTTTGATATAGCCGTGGAGTTTGGTCTAGACCCAGATATATATCCCATCAACAGCCAAGGAGCCAGAGGTAGCCTGCCAGAAGGGCAAGTAGCGGTTACTGGGAATATAAAGGGATTATTTAAAGATGTCACATTGCTCACTAAAGCCAAAAATCAGACTGAGACTAGCCTTAAGGTGACTATCCAGGCATCTTCTAGCAGTATTTTTGAGGTGGAGATCCAGGAGCTAAAGTTCCAGGAACGTATGCCTAGTATTGATGGCCCCCAGGGGCTCTTGGTAGATCTAGATTTTTCTGCCTATTATAATGATGGGTCTGAGGCTAGCGCTATAGTGGCAAGGGTGACGAATAGTTTAAGTAGCTTGTAGGTTCACAGTTCACGGTTCACAGTTCACGGTCAACGGTGAACGCCTGCCTGCCCTGCCCGATGGTCAGGCGGGCGTCAGACAGGGACAACACCGAGCAAAGCGAGGTAATTATGCGTGAAATAGAGATAAACGGTCGGAGGTTTCAAGTTCGTGGCCTCAAACGAAAGGAGATCAGGACTCTGCGCGAACAGGGCTTTGTCTTATTAGCTTTAAAAGGCGAGGATTTGGATGCGGCGCAGGATGCCACTTTTGAGATAGTTTTTGGGCCTGAAGATCTTGCGGCCATAGACGAAATGGATAACCGTGATGCCCTTAAATTATGGGATGCCATTTTGCGTGAAACATATCCCGCGGCGGACGAAATAAAAAACTAGAACAGGTCTGGGCCTGGTGCATAGATGAGCAGAGAATTGAATATTGCAAGGCGTGTAAGAAGGCAGGAAAAGCAGATTGCAATAACTGTGAATGGAAGCAGCCAGAGCTCAGACCTGAAAATCAAGAGGCATGGGAATTATGGCAGGCAGTACAAACGCAATGGAGATCTGGCCCATCAGGTCCTATTGGCTTAGATTATGGTGTAATGATGAAGGTGGCAAGGTTATTAGGGGTTGATTTATCGCCTGCTGTATTTGGAAAAATCCAAGCGCTTGAAAAACAAACTTTAGATCATTGGGTAAAAAGCCATGATCAAGGCCACCATCAAGGGATTAAAAACTCTAGACCGAAACCTCAAGGCCAAGGCGGCCAAGGCCAATAAGGCCCTTGAAACGGCCATCAAGATTGAAGGTTACCGGCTGCGCCGCCAGCTCATTAAGGAAATCCGCCAGGGCGCCCCGGGTGGTCGGCCCTTTGCGCCGTTAAGCGTAATAGGTGCCCGTACTAAGGCTAGCAATCTACGCGGGGCCAGGCAGATAAAGGAATTTGGCAGAGTTGGCCTGCTAAACCGCCCTAAGAAAACGCCTCTGGCTAGGCTTGCCACTGCGATACGCTATCAAGTCCATAAGGCTCCGAACTTTCGCATGGAAGTAGGTTGGGTGGGGCCGAAAGTATCCAAAAGCTGGAAACGTATAGCCCGCATGCAGCAAGAAGGTTTTATGCTGGACGTGACTGATGAAATGCGCAGAATGTTTCGGCGCTTGGGCGCGTCTATGTCCAAGCGGTCTAAATACCGTAAATATTTTTTTCTGCGCAAGGGAACCGCTAGGCTCCGGGTGCCAGCCAGGCCCATCATAGAACCTTTTTGGCAGGTGCATGAACGTGAAGCGAGGGATAATATAAGAATCAATTTCCATCGTAAACTAAGAGGAGAAAGGATCTAGAAGCTAGAATGCTGGGTGATGAAAAACTCAGAGTAGTGCTGGAGGCCCAAGATCGGGCTACACGCGTAATCAATCAAGCAGCCAGCCGCCTCGAGGCTAGAATGCAGGGCATGCAGCGGTCTTTTACTGATATGATGTCAGTGGCTGCTAAGGTGACAGGTTCCATCTATGCTATTCGCGAGGCATGGGACATGGTGGAGCATGGCGCTCGTATCGCTCAGCAACGCAGGACCTTTGAACGCCTAGCCGCTTCTTACAATGCCTCGGCCAGTCAGATTATTGCAGACCTCAAGCGCGTTTCACGTGAAACTGTTGACACTGCTTCTATGATCCAGGCGGCAGGAACCGCTATGATGATGGGTATCCAGCCCGAGGCACTTACCCGCCTTATGGCTATTGCGCGGGCCACCGCCAAAATGACAGGCCAGGAAGTCACTAAGGCATTTGAGGACATTACTCTTGGTATTGCGCGGCAAAGCAAGATGATCCTGGATAATCTAGGTATCATCATTCGTGTCAAAGAGGCTAACGAACGTTATGCCGCGGCCCTTGGCAAAACCGCCAGTCAACTCACAGACGCTGAGAAGAAGCAAGCGTTTCTCAATGCAGCCCTTGAGGCAGGCGAGGACCTGATGCGCCGCTTGGGGGATCAATCAGATACCACTGCCGATAAGATTCAACGCCTAAAAACAGATATGCAGAATTTCTGGAATTGGCTTTCCACAGAGGTGGCAAGTGGATTCGCTGATTTTATCTATGAATATACGCCAATTGGCTGGGCGGATAAGTGGGCTGACTATGTAGAATCTTGGCGTAAATTCACCGAGAGCTTAGCTATGGAAATGAAAGGCCTGGATGCGGAATTAGCCATGACTCTTTATGGGCCGCGAAAAGGAAGAGGTAAAGTTAGCCTTCCTACTTTAGCTCTTGACCAATCTGAGCACACTCAAGCCCTCCGGCAATACGAAGCCAGTACCTTCGAAGTTTTAGAAGAAATCAACCAGCAATGGCGCGAGGCCCATAAAGATATGGCTGCCAGGGCGAAGGAGGCCTACCAGGCAGACCTTGAAGCTCTGAAATATGCCAAGGAATCAGCAGTTCGCATTGAGATAGAGGCGGCCGAGCGTGGCCTGGATACATGGAAAGAAGTCAATGCGGAGATGATGCGCATTTCTGACGAGGTATGGGAGGCCTATACTTATCATGGAACTGAGGCACTTGAGAGCGTAAATGCGACTGCTGAGCAATCTTTTGATTATATGGCTGATCTTTCGCAGCGCACAGCAGAAGCTATGGAGCAAAATTTCAGTGACTTTTTCTTTGATGTTATGCGCGGAAAGTTCAAGGATTTTGGCGATTATGTGAGCGGATTTTTGACTTCGATACAGCGGTCTATTGCGGATGTGATGGGTCAAATGTTTGTGCGTCAAGTAATACCTGCTGCTGGTGAGTGGCTAGGCGGGAAGCTAATGGGTGGCGGGCTTTTCTTTCATCAGGGTGGAATTGTTGGTGAAATAGCGCCCCCGGTGCGTCCAGTACCTACCACGCTTTTTGCTCATGCACCTAAGTTGCATTCGGGGCTCGGGCCTGATGAATTTCCGGCAATCCTTCAGAGAGGCGAGACAGTGCTTCCGAGAGGAGTAGCACCAGCTCAAACCACCAATATCACGATATATGCAGTTGATTCTCAAAGTTTTGCCGACGCTATAAGAAGGAATAGAGCCGTCGTGGTGGGCGCATCTATTGAAGACGTGCGCTCGAACGGTCAGCTTCTGCAGATTTTAAGGGGGTTGCTCTAAGTGGCTAAGTTTCCTGATACAATCAGCGCTGTTTATCCTCTTATTGAGGAGATAGCATTTAAGACGCTGATAAGCAATTTCGACAATTTAGGCGAAGAGCAGCGTAAGCGCAAGTGGTTGTATCCCCGCAGGATAATCACGCTCAGGTTCAACGGACTTAGTCAGTCTGACATTCGTACTCTATGGCAATTTTACTTGGATCGAAGCGGTTCTTATGAAGCATTCAACTGGTTTCATCCCTACTCGAATACATATGAGGGCGAGTATGTAGGAACAGGGGATGGGTCTACAACGGTTTTCAACCTGCCATCAAAGAGTGCAACTTCCAGGACACTTTACATAGATGGGGTGTCGCAAACAGAGGGTACTAATTGGACGTTCACCTCAGAGGGTGGGGCAGATGGAGCTGACAAGTGCGAGTTTACTACGGCTCCTAACTCTGGCCAGAGGATAACATTTGATTTCTCAGGGTATTTGAAAGTCAGATGTAGGTTCGCAGAAGACATAATGAGTTTCGAAAACTTTGTGACCACACTTTACAGAACAGGGTTGAAACTTCAGGGATTATTAAATGCGTAACATAAACACAGATGTGCTGAGTGCATTAGCTGCCGAGGAATTAAGGCCATTTCTTCTCTTGGAAATGACTATTGACGGCACAACATACAGATATACGAACTGCGACGTTCCGATCAACTATAATGGCAACACTTACGAGCCTTTAGGTATGCGGATCGGCTCTATTAGGTATAACTCTACAGGCATGGTGGACGGATTCGATATTACCCTGGACAACCTCAACTCTGTTTTTACGTCAATCTTTGTCGGTGGTACACCGCAAGGGTCGCCAGTCATATTGAGACAGATGTTAATGGATAATGATTGGCACATTTTAGGCCAACCTTGGGGCTTGGTGGCTGCTTATGACTTTGACGAAGGATCTGGAACAACGCTGCATGACAGAAGCGGAAACGGGAATGATGGTACCATATATGGTGGCCCCGATTGGGTTACTGGAAAAAGTGGGTATGCTTTAGATTTTGATGGGACGGATGATTATGTTTCGGTTCCTACTTCTATTTTAAACCAAGATGCTGGTACATGGTCTGCCTTTGTATATGTTGACTCAACAACAAATAATGTTCGTATATTTTGCAGCGAGCATAGCAGTGCTGGAAACTATGAGTTTAGAACATACTACTATTCAAGTACGAACGGTCTTTTTTGGATAGTTGGGAATGGTGATACAACCTATTCCGTGATGCTTACGGATGAGTTATCTCTTGATGAGTGGATACATTTTTGTTGTATCTGGGAATACAACAGTGGCTCAGGCGAAACGACAATCAAAGCATACCATAATGGCTCTCATACAGGCAGCCAATCTTTCTCTGGCAAGATACAAATACCAGATCAAGATATTAGAATAGCTAGATGGGGTTCACAATACTTTGATGGAAAGGTTGATGAACTAAGAATTTATAACAGAAAACTTTCAGATGCAGAAATAAGTTATCTCTACAACAACCCAGGCCAGGACATGTCAGCGGGGGCTATAACATTGTTTAATGGGCAGATTGACAGGTGGTCATTAGACGAGGCTCAATTGGTGATGACAATTGCGGATATGAATGTTCAGTGGGCTCGTAAGCCACTTTCCCGTCATCCCGCATCGTGCAGGTGGCGCGTATTTAAAGGGCCAGAATGCGGTTATACAGGATCTGAAACCTGGTGCGATCGCAGTTATGCTCGATGTTCAGCCCTCGGCAATACTGCGAATTTCGGCGGCTTCCGGTGGCTGCCATCTATAATGGATAAAGAAATCTGGTGGGGGAGGCAGCCAAAGTCATGAACATCAGGCTTCTGACAGATAAATTCAGGGGAGCACCCTACAAGCTTGGAGGGTGGAACAGAAAAGAAGGCTTTGACTGCCTTAGCCTGATCATGTGTGCAGGTGAGCATATCGGGGTTAATCCACCAATCGTGTTTAAAGATATCACAAAAGAAAGCTATCCTCAGTTGTGGATTGAGGATCAGGCAAAAGCTGAAGCTATCTTTTCAGAATTTTTAAGGGAGTTAGGCGATGAAATACCGCCTGAAAGAGCTTTGGCGGGAGACATCCTAGAACTTAGGGCAAAAGCAAGTGGGGAAAAGGTTTTTGGCATTCATGCAGGGCAAACTCTTGTATTGACAGCACTTGAAGACAAGGGTGTTGAGCTAGTTAGTCTAAGACTTTTCGAGATAGAGAAGGCTTATAGATGGGCAAAGAAGCAGGGCAAATAATAGGAATAGCTGGGGCAGTCGCTGGCATTGTTGTCGGCGGACCTCTCGGTTTTGCTATTGCTTTTGGTAGTGGGATTGTGGGAGGGCTTGTCTCTAGGTCCGATATTGAGTCTCCAAAGCTAGATGCTACTGATTTGCTCACCCGCGGATCTGCTGGGCTCAAACTCAATACCCGCTCTACCAGCGAACCCTTGAAGATAGTTTATGGGCAATTGCGAGTTGGCGGCAATGACATATATATCCATTCCACAGGTGATGATCTCAAAGATCTGTGGATTGTACAGACTTTAAGCGAAGGAGAGTGTGATTCTATTACAGCCGCCTATTTAGGCGATAAGCTTTACAGTGAATATGGGGGAAACGCTGAATATTGGTTCCATTCGGGCTCTTCATCCCAAACTTATGATACCAATCTTCATACAGCAGATTCCCGTTGGACAGACAATTTGCGCTATACCTGTTATATTGTGTGGCATCTCACTTATGACAGGGATTATTTTCAAAACCTGCCGCAACGCACGGTCATATTGAAGGGCCGCAAACTATATGATTTCCGTGACAGTACCACGGCATGGTCGCAAAATCCCGTGTTAATTGCATATGACTGGCTCACCAACAGTCGGTATGGTTTGGGGAAAAGTGCATCGCAAATAGATACTGACTCCTGGACTGCCGCGGCCAATTACTGTGACACGAAAGGATGGAAACTTAATCTAGCAGTGTCCAATGCTCAATCATCTGGTTGGGATATTCTCAAAACTATCCTGCTTCATGCAAGGCTCACTATTACTCAATATGATGGCAAGTATTATCTCTACTATGCTGATACCACTAGCGAATCCACAGTCATGGACATCACCGATGAGCACATCGTCCAAGGTCCAGACGGCAAGGCGATGATCTCAGTTGATCAAGATTCCATGTGGGACCGGCCAGATGGGCTCAGGGTTTATTATATTAAAGCCGACAATGACGAATATGTAGAGGATTCTTTCTTTGTCGGTGAGGAAACTGGCAATATCAAGGATTTGCGGCTCACAGGCTTCACAGATAGGGAGACAGCGGGGCAACTTGCCACATACTGGTTGGAGCGCTGGCAGCTAGATCGCACTATCTCGTTGACTGTAAGAGACGATGCGGTAAAGCTAGAGCCACATGACTTAGTCACACTAACATCATCTGCGATCTCGGTCTCAAACCAACTAATGAGAGTTGCAGAGGCTAATATCAGGCCCGATGGATTTATTGACCTCAAGCTGCAATATGAGTCTGATGATCTGTATGATGATGAGTATAACATTAACACCGAAGAAACCTATACTACTACCCTACCTGATCCAACTGATGAACCGCCATCTGTTGGCAATGTGACCCAAAGTGAGGAAGTTTACTACTACCGCTTGAGATCCTTCACCCGCTGGAAGATCAGCTTTGACGAGCCTGCCAATTACCCCTGGTTTAGCCACGTGGAAGTATGGTGGAGCACAGATGATTCCAACTATAAACACCTGTTTGATACCACCAATGACTTTGCAATTGATCCGGTCGAAGAAGGTGAAACACATTACGTCAAACTCCGTACTGTCTCTATCTGGGGCACAAAGCAGAGCATGAGCAATGCTTACAAGATCTCACGCACTATTCAGGGAAAAACAGATGCACCGACATCGCTTTCGGCTCTGCATGCGATTGTGAACGCCAATACTATCAATTTGTATGCTGAGAAAGTCAGCGATCCTGATGTCGAGCTTTACGAATTTCGGCTTGGCCCATCGTGGTCAGGTGCGATATTCCTGGCGGCATTAAGAGCCCCGAACTTGAGCCTATATGGAGTAAAACCAGGAGAATATACTTTTTTTGCCAATACTTTAGCCAACAATGGAGAATATGGAGATACACCAAAACAAGCATCTGCGTCTCTGCAAGATCCTCCCGATGGATGGACTGTGCAGCACACTGAGGCCTGTGATTATTCCAGTGGTACTCACAATAATACTGAGCAGACTACATACAACAGCGAATATTATCTCAAGTGTTCACATAGCAGTGGTAATCTGACAGGAACCTATACATCTCCGGTTTACGATCTCGGATCTTCGGGCAGGTACATGGTCTATGTGCTGGTAGACATAGTAGTTACTGGGGCGGGCACAACATGGAATGACGTGATTCCACCTGGTACAACATGGGATGAAATAGGAATCTCCAGTAAAACCTGGAACGAAATCTTTGAGCTGAACGCTGGGCCGCAGGTAAAGATAAAACTTAAATATGGTGAGACAAACCCGCCCACCAATGAAGTTGAGAAGATGGAAATCTTGTCAGCCATAGTGACCGGCAGGTATTTCCAGGTAGAGATTGAGATTACCGATCCGAGCGATGCGGTAAATGTTCTAGTTGAGCATTTCACCCTGAAATTCTGTCAATAGGAGACATCATATGGCACAAAACTGGGCAGATGATGTTTTTGCGGGTGGACACGTTGGCCAGACGGATCTTCAAAACATGGAGAATAATTTTGCTTGTCTTAAATCTATGTTCTCGGGGGGCTCGGCCCCATCCAACACCATTGCGGGCATGCCCTGGTTCGATACTACGCAGAAAGTCCTCAAATACCGCGACAGCGCAAATGCTGCCTGGCTCGGCCTAATGCACGGCGATACAAATCAAAAGGTATGGGTTTACCGTGATAGTGCTATGGATGGATGGGCGGTAGATTCATCTATAACTGATCTAGTGCTGGCAATTAAAGGAGGTTCAACTTACACATCAGGAGGTGCTACGGCTGGAAACTGGTCTATAACAGGTTTGAGTGATAATGGACACACACATGGAGCAGGATCATATACGGTCAATGCCCACAACCATCAATGGTATAATGAAAAAGGGAATAACGGTTGGGATGACTCCTACAACAGTGCTGGCGATGCACAAGGAATCCAGAAATACGGACCGAAATCGAGTAGTCGTAATCATCTTATTGTAAGCGACAGCACTACTGACTACTATCCCCAAGACCTCTATACAAATAACGCTTCTCCTGGTTTATCTGGTACCTCTGGCACAGGAAATGCGTCCATATCCTCTAACGCAACTTGGCGCCCAGCAGCAGCGGTGGGCACATTGCAATATCTTGATCTGTAGGAGACGATATGCTTAGCAAAAAAGACAAAGAAGAAATCAGGCAAATGATCCAAGAAGAGCTGAAGGCAGCCCTTTTCCGTAAGATCACAATCGAACGAGGCCCGCGAAAGCAGGGAGATCCTGAAAAAGTCATCAAGGAAGAAGAGTGGAATGTGCTGGACTTCTTGGCTGCCTACCTGCCGCGGATCGAAGCAGCTATGAGAGGTATGCAAGAAGATTTGGATCATACAAAGAACAAAGTCGAGACCTATAACCGGAAGCTTGAGGCAGTTGCCCAGACGTTGCTTGGCATGGAGAAGGCGGCAAAGAAAGTCGCCCTCTTATCGGATATGATTGCCGAGCGACAGCGGTTACTTCAGATTCCTGGTTATCAAATGGGTCATGAGGTTTTGAAAAATGAGAGCAGTGGTTGATCAAGACCTAATCATTCACATCACAGAGCGAGGCGATACCGAGATCGGCCGTTTGCCCAAGGGCGTCGGGCTGGAGCGGCTGCGATGGGACGGTTCCAAGATCGTTGATCTAGCAGACTTGGATAAGATCTGGGTTGAGTGTAGAAACGGGGTTTTCATTCTTCATGCGGTCGAAGTTCCAGGGAGCCAGCTTGTGAAGATGAAATATGCAGATCGGAAAAGGTTGACCAAAGACGGAGATAAAATCAGGCTCAAAACAGCCGCAGAGATCGAGGCTGAGGCAAAGGAAGAAGAGCTGAAGGCTAAGCTCTCAAAGCTCTCACTCGATGATATTAGAGTTGCCTTGGTTCATTTGCTCAAGGCGACTAATATCATATCAACAACGGTGTCAATACCGACGGAGAAATTGCAGTCAATAGCTAAACGTTTGGAGGAATGACATGGCACGTATAAAAACAAAGACAATCCATTGGAACCCTTCACCAGACAGCGATGTTGCTGGCTATAACGTCTATGTGCTGTTTGGTGAAACAGCACAACCCTATGAAGGGACAGCCATAAATGTGACAGGCACAGAAGTAAAGGTTCCTGATGACTTTCCCGATGGGACGTTTGACCAGGAAGGCAAGTATGTCGTCCAAGTAGCTGCAATTGATGACATGGGCAATGAGAGCGACACGATTCAGACAGTAGCGGAGTTTGATTTCGTCCCCCCTTTGCCACCGAGTGGCTTGGAGGTTTTATAAGATGGCTCAAGATGATTTGGTCAACTATCCAAAAATGGTCAAAACATATTCTTTTTATAACGGTGATTCTTGTCTTGCTGACTGTGCCGATTGCAGTTGCTGGGGTTATTGCCCAGTGGGACGGGTTAATGTACGTAGCCCAAGACAAGATCACCTTCGCCTGGGATCCAAGCCAGGGGGCAGACTATTACGAGGTCCAAGCTCTATGGATAGACCCGACAAGCGGCCCTGTGATCTACGATCTTGGGCAGACCTCGGATACCCAAATGGAGATTATGAAGCCGAGGACTGGGCATTTCTATTTCAGGGTGAGAGCTTGTAATGAAGCAGGATGCAGTGATTGGAGTGAAAGCATTGACCCAGAAAAGACACAAATTGGTAAGCCATTTAGGGTTTATTTTAAAACTGCACCACCACAAGGCGGAATAACTATTGAGTAAGGAGAATGGACAATGGCGCTCAAAACTAAGCATATCTCAAAACGAGACAACGGCACTTACATCATAACGGCAGAAGAAACATCTCTCCAGATCGGAACAGATGAGAAAGGAGATCCGATCTATCAGACATTCTCTGTGATACACAATCCCAAAGACAAGGACACAGTGTTGCAGGAAAAGTTCACCAAGGAGATACAAAGGTACAAACAGAAGCAGGAAGCCTTGGCAACAGTAAAATCAAAAGTTGATACAGTGCTTGCAGAAATTGATTACAGCAAGCTTTAGGAGGTAAGAGATGGGTGAAGTAACCTGGACCAGTTATGGAACGTGGACTACAGCTATTAGCTCTGGCCTTGATAGCTTGGCAGATGATGGGCTGGCTATAAGTTCTGCCATAGATAACAGTTCCAATAAAAAGCTATTCGTTGACATTGAGGTTTATCTGGCTTCAGTTGATCTATCCTCTTCTACGAATCCAGCTATCTACATCTGGCTTATTGCCCGAACAGACGGAACTAATTTTGAAGATGGTGGAACGAGCGTAACCCCTGCCCGTGCTCCTGATGCCATTATC